CGCTGGGGCGACTGGCTCGTGTTCCAGGAGGACGGCGGCTGGGATGTCTATGGGGACGTCGTGATCAAATCTTGGAACCAGAGGGAAGTGGCATGACCGCCTGCTCTATTGACGGGTGCGAGAAGGCGTCCCGTGCGCGCGGTTGGTGCCAGATGCATTACCGGCGCTGGTCTCTACACGGCGACCCGAACGTGGCCACTAAAAGGAAGCTCATCAATCGGCGGATCAGGAACGGCGGGTACATCCAGGTGCGCCAGCCCGAGCACCCTCTGGCCAACCCTGACGGTTGGGTATGGGAACACCGCGTGGTTCTGCTGGCATCCATCGGCCCGGGCACCCATCCCTGCCACTGGTGCGGCAAAGACGTCTCGTGGGACTACAGCGTTGGACCCGACAATGGCCGGGCTCTGGTGGTCGATCATCTCGACGAGCAGCGCGCGAACAACGTACTGAGCAATCTCGTGCCTTCTTGCGTGGTCTGCAATCTTCATCGCAGCAGGAAGCCGCAGCCAGTCATGACGCATTGCCGGCGGGGTCACGCCTTCACACCCGACAACGTGTACATGCAGCGAGGCGCGCGCGTCTGCCGGTGCTGCATGAACGCGCGAAAGCGCAGGGAGTACTGGGCGCAGAAGGAGAAGGCGGCATGACCGACCTCCTCACGTACGCCGAGGCTGCCGAGCTCGTGGGCGTGCCTGAGGCGACGGTGCGGCAATGGCGGTCCCGACGTCACCTCGCGCCCGTCGCCGTCGACCGAGGGGTGCTGCTGTTCCGCCGGGAAGACGTCGAGCGCGCCAACCGGGAAGCGATGGACTGCCCAGCGGGGCGACCGAGGAAGGGGGCGCAGTGAGCGACCGCGACGAACTGCTACGGCTGTTGGTGAGCCTCTATGAGGGAGCCCGCGAAAGCCACTGGGCCGAGGCGGGCGACTTGGCCGAGCTGGTGAGCGGCGACCCGTGGAACGACGTTGACCCGATCCGTTTCAGCGACTGGCTGTCGGAGCGTCTGCGATGAGCGACAGGTACGCCTCAATGACCTGGCCATTCGCGGGGCCTTGTCCGACGTGCGGCTTGACGGCGGATGGCGTGCCTGTCTTTCGACCTACCGATGGGGTGGCACTGCCGGATGACGTGGTGCAACGGCAACTGGCCTTTGCGGACACCAGGCCGCCGGATGGGGGGACGGGAAAGTGAGCGACATATGCAACCTCGAGAGCTGCGCGCGGCCCTCGCCCGACGCACTCATCTGCTGGCACCACACCTGGCAGCTACAGCGCGAGCTAGAAGAGATCCCGGCCCTACTGATCGAGCTCGACACCGTCCTCGCGAGACAGACCCAAAACGGGCCGGCGACCGAAAGAGTCAAGGGCAAGGGTGAAACCGGCGTCTACTACAGCGTCCTCGCCAGTGAGGCGTACACCGCACTCGTGGATGCCGTCGTCGGATGGGCCCGCGACTACGGACTGCCCTGGGCCGAGTTCGCCACCACAGCCTCGACACATCTGCTCTCGGTGCTGCCCAACAGCCGCACCCGAGGCGACCTGCCGAAGATGTGCGACGAGATCATGGACGCCTGCAAGGTGGCTCGTAACGCCATTGACGCGCCCGCCAACCGCACCACCATCCCTGTCGGCCCATGCCCAGAAAACAACGCCGATGGGGATTCATGCGAGGGAAAGGTCGTTGCGTTCATCCCAACCGAGGACGACCGACCTGGACGTATGACCTGCTCCGCTGATCCGCAGCACTCGTGGTCAAGCGTCCAGTGGTACCGGACTGGCAGACGCATCCTCGAGCGGCAGCAGCAGATGAAGCGGCGGCCAGCGTGACCGTCGACGACATCGCCAGCGCCTACAAGACAACCGTCAGCTACGTGCGCAAGCGGGCATCCCTCGACCGCTGGCGCAAGGTGCGCCTCGGCGGCCGCACCCACTACCACCCGGAAGATGTCGACAGGAGCCTCGGCAGGTGAGCAAGCAACAGCCCCGGATCACGCCGGCCGAGCACCTACAGGCGGCGATGGCAGCACGGGAACAGCGGCAGATCGAGCGCCGCGCGCACCTTGCCAAGTCCCGCGAATGGGCTGAGGAACGGCGTAAGCACGCGGTGCACTACGACGACCCCGCAAAGAGTGGTTCGAGCCCGGCGAAAAGCTCATGCAGCACATCGAGATCCTCCAACGGCGCATCGTTGACCAGTTCCGCCACGCGCAGCAAGCGTCCTGACTTGACAAACCAGGCATCGAGGTAAGACCCTCTGGGTATTGGGACGACCTGTCGTTCCGATCAGATGCTCGGCCCAAGCCCCGCCAACCCTCACCGGTTCGCGGGGCTTTCGCTTGTCTCGGCCCGCCTCTTGGCCGCTGCCCGGTGCAGAACTGATGAGGCGCGGCTTGGTCCCCCGCGATCAAAGGACCTACTACTCCTCCGCCGGAGATGGTCGCCATGGCCCGCTGCCTCAAGCATCACGCCTGGATGGCTTCCTGCCCTGACTGCTGCGCCGCGCACCGACCACAACCCCCAGCACCGAGGCGGTCGTGATGCCCACTCCACTGGACCGGCTGCTCTCGGCGCCACAAGAGACCATCGAGCGGGCCCGCGCCGTAGACCTCGAACGACTGCGGGACGGCATCACCTCCACCCTCCGCGCGCTCAGAGAAGCCCGCATCACCGCCGACTCACGACCCAGCGCAGACAACGTGGACACGGCCAACCGCATTGAGCGGGCACTGAACGGGCTGCTCGAAAAGCATCCGCGGGAGTCATTGCCCACCAACCCAGGCAAGAAGTAGGAGGCGGGCATGTTCGCGCGTCACGTCACGCTCGTCGCCAATGAGGTCACGACGATCACGCTGGACAAGGACTACGACCGGGTCGAGATCGTCAACAAGGACGGTGTCGCCGAGGTCGAGGGAACGCTGAACGGTGCGACCCCCACTGTCGGCGGTAACGACCAGTTCTATCTGCCCACTGCTGTTGGTGGTCTGGAGATCGAGGTGCCGACCAGCGGCACCACCGTGGTCAAGCTCATCAGCAGCGGTACGCCCAAGGTGTACGTCCGCGGTATCTGATGGCGCGGAGCAAGGGTCGTACTGGTCGGCCTTGGCGGCGGGCACGTGAGGCGTTGCGGGCCAAGCGTCTGCCCTGTCACATCTGCGGTCAGTCCATCGACTACAGCCTGCCCAGCCACGAGCCACGCAGCTTCGTTGCCGACCACGTGGACCCGCTCGCCTACGGCGGCGACGTGTATGGCATCGCGCCGGCCCACCGGGAGTGCAACGGCAGGCGCGGCACGAAGGCTGTGCGCGACGTCGTCGTTCTCCCCCGATCTCGGGAGTGGTGACAGCGCGTGACGAGGGTGGGGGGTGACCCCTCCCGACCAAGATCACGGGAGACCGGCGGGAGGCGCCCCTTCTCTCCCCACGTGGTTTCGGAGGTCCCTTGTGACGCTGCGTGAGGCTGTCCAGGGCACTCGACGGGCTGCTCTGGAGGCTCTGCGGGACGACCTCGCGGCGTCGATCGAGGTGGCCGAACTGCGCGAGAAGGCGCCGTTGGTCCGCCAGTTGGTGACCGTCCTTGAGCAGCTCGACACCATGCCCGCAGCCAAGGAGGCGAGCCCCGTTGACGACCTCGCTGCCGCACGAGCTGCTCGGCGCGCAGCGGCCTCGGCTCAGTAGCGTCCCGCCATCTGTCTCAAGTGCTGGCGGCGAGGCGGCCGACCTGGCGGCGTCCGTCGGCCTCCATCTCGACCCGTGGCAGCGACACGTCCTCGACGGCGCGCTCGGTGAACGGTCGGACGGCAAGTGGGCGGCGTTTGAGGTTGGCCTGCTCGTCAGCCGACAGAACGGAAAGGGCTCCATCCTCGAGGCCCGGGAGCTGGCTGGGCTCTTCCTGTTTGGCGAGCGGCTGATCCTGCACTCGGCGCACGAGTTCAAGACGGCGCAGGAAGCGTTCCGTCGGGTGCTGTCGTTGGTCGACAACTTCGACCACTTGCGTAAGCGAGTGTCACGGGTTCGGACCTCGCATGGCGAAGAGGGCATCGAGCTTTCGACCGGACAGCGGCTGCGGTTCGTGGCCCGCTCCGGCGGCTCGGGCCGCGGCTTTACCGGCGACACGATCATCCTGGATGAGGCGATGGTGCTCGGCCCGGACGCGATGGCGGCGCTGCTGCCCACGTTGTCCGCGCGACCGAACCCTCAGCTTTGGTACACGGCGTCAGCCGGAATGGCGGGGTCGGAGCAGCTTCGCCGGGTCCGCGAGCGTGGCATCGCTGGTGGCGATCCGGGCCTGGCGTGGTTCGAGTGGTCCGCCGCCGATGACGCGAGCCTGGACGACCCGCAGGCGTGGGCGCAGGCGAACCCGGCGCTGGGAATCCGCATCAGCCAGGAGTTCGTCCAGCGCGAGCGGGCAGCGATGCCTGAGGCGGAGTTCGCGAGGGAGCGGCTGGGCATCTGGGAGTCGATCGGCGGCGGTGTC